AAACTTCTAAATCATTAGGTAAAGAACGAGGTGAAGCGCCAGACATGGTAGGTACTGGAATGCGTAATGCTCACTTGTTAGCTATCGCACCAAACGCAACTAGCAGTATTATTTGTGGAAGTACAAGCCCATCAATAGAACCAACAAGAGCAAACGTTTACAGTCAAAAAACTATGAGTGGTACATTCCTAATGAAAAATAAATATTTACAAAAAATATTAAAAGAAAAAGGAATTGACAATGATATTACGTGGAAAAGTATTTTAGCTAAACGTGGTTCAGTTAAACATTTAGATGAATTATCTGAATTAGAAAAAGATGTATTTGCTACAGCTATTGAAATAGACCAACGTTGGATTATTGACTTAGCTGCTGACAGACAAAAATATATTTGCCAATCTCAAAGTGTAAATATTTTTGTGCCTGCTGATGTTAACATTAAAGATTTACATTTGTTACATTTGTCAGCATGGAAAAAAGGATTAAAGACTCTTTACTATTGTCGTTCAGAAGCAATTAAACGAGCAGAAATAATTTCAACAAAGATAGAAAGGATAGTTAGACCAGACGCAGAAGACGAGTGTCTAGCTTGTCAAGCTTAATGTATGGGGAAAAAGAAAAACAATTTACTCAATGTAACAGTACATGAGACTAAAGCAAAATTTAAGAAAACTAGTATAGGACGAAACCCTAGCACTAGTATGCTTAATAAAAAGAAACGTAAAAGACGAACAAGAAAACAACTTAAATATAAAGGACAAGGAAAAACATGACAGATAGTAGTATATTTGATGGTTTGGATAAACCAAAAAAATGTTGTGGGTGTCACAAAAAACAAAAGCAAACAGTTTTGTGGACATTCTATCATACACTATTAGCAATAGAACTAGGGATAATAATTTTTATTGAAGGGGTAGAATTATTAATGCGCATCAATGGAGCATAGACATATTATTATTAGAGCAGAAGTAAACAACCCTCCAACTGATATTCGTAAAATAAAAAAATGGATTAAAAAATTAATTTTATCTATTGGCATGAAAAGATTGGGACAACCAATTGCCGTTTATTGTAACAAAGAAGGTAACAGAGGATTAACTTGTGTATCTTGTATTGAGACATCACACATTGCAATGCATTCATGGGATGAAACATCACCAAGCATTGTACAGTTAGATGTATATACGTGTAGCACTTTAGATAAAGAAGTTGTTTTCAAATATCTTGATGAGTTTGACCCCATCAATTTAAGCTACGCAATTTTAGACAGAAAAAATTTAATTAAAGTAGAGGAGGAAAAATGAGTTTATTAAAAGCAAGAGAATATTATAAACCATTTCAATACCCATGGGCTTTTGAAGCTTATGACCAACAACAAAAAATGCATTGGTTACCAAGTGAAGTCCCATTGGCAGAAGACGTAAGAGACTGGAATGAAAGATTAACAGAAAAGGAAAAGAATCTAATTACACAAATATTAAAATTCTTTACGCAAGGTGATGTTGATATTGCTCAAGCGTACCTTGATAATTATATTCCAAAATTTAAACCACCAGAAATTAGAATGATGTTATCAGCTATCGCAACTAGTGAAGCGAACCATGCACATTCTTATTCATTATTAAATGACACTATTGGTTTACCAGACAGTGAATACAAAGCTTTCCAAGAATACAAAGCAATGTCTGATAAACATGATTATCTTTTTAGAAATAAAGGTGAAGGTGTTGAAGGCATGGCTAGAGAACTTGCAACGTTCTCAGCATTTGGGGAAGGACTACAATTGTTTGCTTCATTTGTAATGTTACTTAACTTCCAACGTTTTGGAAAAATGAAAGGTATGTGTCAAATAGTTACCTGGTCCATAAGAGATGAAAGCCATCACGTTGAATGTTTAATAAAATTATTTCATACATTAATAGATGAAAACAAACATATCTGGAATGATGATTTTAAAAAAACTTTGTATGACATTGCTAGAGATATGGTATCATTAGAAGATAAATTTATTGATTTAGCTTTTGAACAAGGTGGTGTGGAAGGACTAGAACCAGACCAAATTAAACAATACATCAGACATATTGCAGACCGAAGACTGTTGCAGCTCGGACTAAAACCTAACTTTGCTGTTAAAGACAATCCATTACCTTGGCTTGACTGGGTTTTAAACGGTGTAGAACACACAAATTTCTTTGAAAATCGTGCAACAGAGTATGCAAAAGGAAGTATGACTGGAAACTTATGGGGCTAATAGTACCCATATTAGAAGGAAAAAGGTATGAACCATTTAGATGACATTCAATTACCATACACTGTAGAAGAATTAATTAATCTTTTAGATAAAGTTTTTCCAGAAAAAGCCCCTGACTTAAAAGACAATGAGAAAACTGTCTGGCACAAGGCAGGGCAAAGAAGTGTAGTCAATTGGTTAATTGAATTGAAAAAAAGAAATGAAAATAATTTATTAGGAGAAAAGTAATATGTGTATCTCATCGACTAAATCTGCTCCAGTTATAACTAGACCAGACCCAAACATAAAGTATGTCGATGGAAATGTATTTGACTCAAAAGCTTCCCCACCAGAAATAGATAAAACACCGGTGAAGAAAGAAACAACAAAGAAAAGTAGTGTATCGCAAAGTTCAGACATAACTACAAGTCAATCGTCTGACTTATCGATACCTTCATATTAACAAGGAGAAACAATTATGTGTATGAGCAGTCCATCGCAACCACCTGTACAAGAAACAGTTACACCTGTAAGACAGGCAGTACAGTCTGGTGATGAATTAGCACCTTCTATTGAATTAGCTTCTGAAGATTCTATGGAAATAGCAAAAAAGAAGAAATCAAAAAAAGGTACAGTAGCTATGCAAACTGACTTAAATATTCCAGGTTCTAGTGGAACAATAATATAAGGAATTCCAAATGGCAGAAAATTTAATTAACTCGGCAGAAAGTCGATATAATGCTCTGTCAGAAAAACGAGAACACTTTTTAGAACGTGGACGTGAGTGTAGTGAATTGACGATACCAACTTTAATTCCAGAAAATTCATTTACACCTACACAAGATTTCTATAGCCCCTTCCAATCAGTTGGAAGCAGAGGTGTTAATAACTTAGCTAGTAAACTCTTACTATTATTACTTCCCCCTAACCAACCATTTTTTAGATTAGCTATTCAAGGTAAAGCTAAAGAACAAGTTGAAGAACAACCACAACTTAAAACTGCGATTGAAAAATCTTTAGCAAAAATTGAAAGAGAAGTTATGGGTAAAATAGAGTCTCTTGCAATTAGAGTTCCAATCTTTGAAGCTATAAAACATTTAATTGTTGGTGGCAATGTACTTTGTCATTTGCCGAAAAAAGGTTCAATGAGAGTTTTTCCATTAAATCAATATGTATGTAAAAGGGATGGTGACGGAAATTTATTAGAAATAGTTGTAAAAGAAAATGTATCGGTTCTAAGTTTAGAACCAGAAGTTAGAGAAATAGTGTTACAACAAATGAGTAAAGAAGACGCTAAGTCTGAAACTTCATGCGATTTGTATACACACATTTACAAACTAGATAATAAAAAGTTTTATGTTTGCCAAGAAGTAAAAGGAATTAAAATTCCTACATCAATTGGTGAATATGCTGAAGACCAATTACCATGGATTTGTTTAAGAATGGTACGTGTAGATTCTGAGGACTATGGAAGAAGTTACGTAGAGGAATTTATTGGTGACTTGAAGAGCCTTGAAGGATTATCACAATCACTTGTCGAAAGTGCTGCGGCTTCTTCTAAAATGGTATTTATGGTCAAACCAAATTCAACAACAAAGAAAAGAGATTTAGCAGTAGCACGTAACGGTGACATTATATCTGGAAATCAAGATGATGTTAGCGTGTTACAAGCACAGAAATTTTATGATTTACAAACAGTAGAAAAAGCAATTGGTAGACTTGAAGAAAGACTAGCATATGCATTCTTACTTAATACAGCAATTCAACGTCAAGCAGAAAGAGTTACTGCTCAAGAAATTAGATACATGGCTAATGAACTTGAAACAGCTATGGGTGGAATTTATTCTTTATTATCACAAGAATTACAATTGCCTTTAGTCTCTTTGTTAATGACAAGAATGGGAAGTAAAAATGAAATACCAAAACTTCCAAAAGGTTCTGTAAGACCAACTATTATTACTGGTGTTGAAGCACTAGGTAGAGGTAATGACTTACAGAAACTAAGAGAGTTTGTATCTGAAATAGGACAGTTAGCACAAATGAACCCACAAGCAGTACAGATGTTAAACATCGGTGATTTAATTGAAAGACTTGCTACAGGTCATGGAATAGAAACAGAAAATCTAATCAAGTCCCCAGAACAGTTACAAGCAGAACAAGAACAACAAATGCAAATGCAACAACAACAAATGATGATGGAGACAGCACAAAATGTTGCTCCTAAAGTTGCAGACAATGTTACAAAACCAAGAGGATAATTAAATGGTAGAACAAGTAGAAATAAAACCTACAGAAGAAACAGCAGATAAACCAATAGAAGAGTCTAAAGTAAATAGACCAGAATGGTTACCTGAAAAATTTAAATCACCAGAAGATATGGCTAAAGCTTACGGTGAATTAGAAACTAAATTAGGACAATCAGAGCCTAAACAAGAAGAAGTAAAAGAAACAGAAACTAAAAAAGAAGATGACTTGTCAATCGACAAAGCTGAAAAAGCAGTTGAAAATGCAGGTCTAAGTATGGAAACTCTACAACAAGAATATAATGAGAGTGGACAACTTAATGATAAATCTTATGAAGCTTTAGAAAAAGCAGGCATACCTAAAGATTATGTGGATGCTTTTATTAAAGGACAAGAAGCTATAGCTACACAAACTGCTAATACTTTAAAACAAGAAGTTGGTGGTGACGAAGCATATAAAAACATGATGACATGGGCTTCTGAAAATTTAAGTGAAGCTGAAATCAGCGCTTACAATAGAACTGTAAACGGTAAAGACATCGAAGCAACTAAATTAGCAATCGCAGGATTGAATGCTAAATATAAAAATGCTGAAGGTGTAGAACCAAGTTTAGCAAAAGGTGATAGACCAAGCACAAGTAATGCAAGTGGCTATCGTTCATGGGCTGAAGTAACAGCAGCAATGTCTGACCCAAGATATGCAAAAGACGAAGCTTATCAAGCTGATGTTCAAGCTAAAATAAAGAATAGTAGGTTGTAATGGCAAAACGTGGACTATACGCAAACATTCATGCTAAACGACAAAGAATCAAAAGTGGCAGTGGTGAAAAAATGAGAAAGCCTGGAAGTAAAGGCGCACCAACAGCAGCAAATTTTAAACGAGCTGCAAAGACTGCCAAATCATAGTTGTGTTACCTCTATAGGTAGCAACTTGCTAACACAAAGTTAAGTACATTAACTTGACCGTTCCGAGGAACGACAATCTTGTGAAGGATAAGACTGAGTGAAGGCTTTTAAATCAACAAAGCTATAAAGGAGAAAAATATGGCAGTAGGAAACCCAGCCGCAATAGGTCGAGTGAATACTGGTGGTGCTGAAGATGCTTTGTTTTTGAAGGTTTTTTCCGGAGAAGTTCTTACTTCATTCGAAAGAGCGTCAAAAACTGAAGGTGCAGACATGGTCAGAAGTATCGCTTCTGGTAAGTCAGCAACTTTCCCAGTAATGGGAAGAGTCGGTGCTGAGTATCACACACCTGGCGCAGAAATCGTTGGATTGAATGTTAACCACAATGAAAAGGTTATCACAATTAACGATTTACTAATATCTCATGTGTTTTTAAGTAACCTTGAGGAAGCAAAGAATCACTGGTCAGTAAGGTCAGCGTATTCAAGCGAAATTGGAAGAGCATTAGCTTTCCAAAAAGATAAACATATCTTACAAACAATCGGACAAGCAGCACAAACTACAAGTGCAAACGTTGCTGACACATCGTACCCTACAGGTACAGTGTTAACTAACACTGCAATTGCTAGTGCAACTGCTTCAACTTCTGCTAATGGATTCATTGATTCATTATTTGATGCAGCTAAAACTTTAGACAACAACTATGTACCGTCTGAAGGAAGAGTATGTTTCTTAAAACCAGAAATGTATTACAAATTAGCTAACGCAACAAACGCAATCAATGTTGACTTTAGTGGTAGAGGTTCAATTGCTGAAGGTAAAGTATCGATGATTGCAGGAATTACATTAATCCCTGTACCTCATTTCGTTGCTTCTAACATCACTACTGGTGCAGATGCAGGTTCAGCAACTCAAGGTGGTTCAACACCTCAAGCTGTTAACTTAGCAAACTACGAAGGTTTGGTATCTCACCCTAGTGCAATTGGAACTGTGAAGTTAATGGACTTGGCTACTGAGATGGAATACGACATCAGAAGACAAGGTACGCTAATGGTTGCTAAATACGCTATGGGACATGGTGTATTAAGACCGGAAGCAGCAGTAGGAATTAAAGACGCTTAATTTTTAAGTATCTTTATACTTATAAGGAGTGGGGGAAGAGGGAGACTTAATCCCCCACTTTAATTATACAAAGGATAATCATGACAACTCAAATTACACCAACAACAGAATTACAAGCGATAAACACTATGTTAAGTTTTATCGGTGAAGCACCAGTGTCAGCCATTACAGGTAACATTGGTACTGACGTTGCTGTAGCTAAAAATATTTTAGATGAAACGTCTATGAGTGTCCAATCACAAGGATGGTTTTTTAATAGAGAATTTGAAGTAACACAGAATAGAGACTCAAATAATAAAGTACCTCTAGACGCAAACTGTGTTCAAGCTGAAGCATCATCACCGTATCAATACTTTTATCAATACACAATTCGTAATGGATTTTTATATGACTTAAAAAATCATACAGATGTATTTACATACAATCCACAAATAGACAAAGTTTTAGTACAACAATTTGAACATCTTCCAGAATACGCAAGACGATACATTGTAGTTAAAGCTTCTAGAAGATTTGCAGCTCGTTACATTGGTGCAAATGAATTAGTTAAATTAGCAGGCTTAGATGAGAATGAAGCTCATGTAGCTTTTGAACAAGCAGACTCAAGAGCAATGGACGCAAACATCTTAAAAGATGAATACAACATGAACTACATTACTAATCGTGGCAATAAACGTTCATCAAGGAATTAATCTATGGCATTAATATCTCAGTCAATTCCTAACTTAATTAACGGAGTAAGCCAACAAAACTCGGTACAACGAAATGTATCACAATCAGAAAATCAAATTAATTTTCAATCAAATATTATTGATGGTTTATCTAAAAGAGCAGGAACACATTTTGTAGCAAACTTATTATCTAATCAAGCAATACCAAATAATTGTGCAGTACAATGGATTAATAGAGATGCTAACAATCAGTATGTTGCTGTGTTTTATAATCAAGGTGTTAAAGTTTTTGATTTAAATGGTGTAGAAAAAACAGTTAGTTTTCCAGATGGAACTTCTTACTTAACATCTACAAACCCTTTAGAAGATTTTAAATTTACAAACATTGCTGACTATACTTTTTTATCTAATGGACAAACTACTGTAGCAGAAAACTCAACTACTACAGCAGCCAAGGTACAAGAAACAATTGTTTATGTTAAAAGTTCACAATACGGTAGACAATACAGTGTTAAATTAAATCATTCTACATGGTCATATCCAATAGAAGTATTGTTTCAAATGCCTACTGGTAATGACGCATCAACAGATGGTAAATTTAGAGATACAGAAAAGATTGCTCATATATTATTATATGGAACAGCGTCTTCACACTGGTCAAGTACGGCAGATGGAATTGGTTTTAAAACTATAAGAGCAGACACAGGCGCAACTTTAAGTACGTCTCAAGGTTTAGCTAATTATTCTGGAATTACTGGAACATTTTCAAACACACAATATGGTAACACAATTTATCTAACTTGTTCTAGTGGTACTTTTACAGTCGAAACAACAGACGGTTTTGGTAACGAAGCTATGTATGCTGTTAAAGATGAAATAGCTGATTTTACAGATTTACCTTACTACGCAAAACCAGATATGATTATTAAAGTAACTGGTGAAGAAGGTGATACTCTTTCAGACTATTATGTAAAATTTGTAGCTAACGGTGTTTGGCGAGAAACTGTAGGACCAGGAGTAAAAATTGGTTTAGACAATAGCACAATGCCCCATGCGTTAATTAATAATAACAATGGTACATTTACTTTTGCACAACAAACTTATACTGACAGAGTTGCAGGTGATGAAACTACAAACCCTGCACCAAGTTTTGTTGGACAAACAATTACTAACTTAACTTTCTTTCAAAATAGATTTGGAATTATTTCTGGACAAAATTTGATTATGTCAGAAAACGGTGAGTATTATAATTTCTATGCTACAACTGGTACAGATGTTTTAGATACTGACCCTATTGATGTTGCAGCAAGTGGTACAACTGTAAACAAACTTTACAACTCTATAGATTTTAACGAACAGTTGTTATTGTTTTCTGCTGAGTCTCAATACATATTAGAATCTTCTGGTGATAGTATCACACCAACAACAGCAGTGTTATCTAAAACAAGTACGTTTTCACATGACATTAAAGTTGAACCTAAAGCGGCAGGTAAATTTGTTTATTTTGCACAAAAGAGAAATGATAAAACTGCTATAACAGAATATTTTGCTGATGATGATACATTAACTAATGATGGTTTAGATATTACTATTGGTGTTAATACATTAATACCTAACAACGCTTATAAAATTGTTTCAAATAATATTGAAGATACCATGATTGTTTTATGTCATGATACTTTAGATACTACTAACACAGCGCCTTATACCCCTAGTTCAAATGTTGTTGGAACTAATTCAAGCAAAATGTTTGTATATAAATATTTTTGGGATGCAGATAAAAAAGTACAATCTTCTTGGTCTACATTTACATTAAATAATATGGAAATAGTTTCTGCTGAAGCATTTGACAGTTACATTTATATTTTAGCAAATGAAAAAACTAATTTAAAATTATTAAGAATAGATTTAAGAAATCCAAATTTTAACAATTTAAATTTTCCAATAAGTATTGATTTACAAACAGATATATTAACTGGAACATACGATAGTAATACAGACAAAACTACTTTTACTTTACCGTATGAACACAATCAAACATTGATAGCTATTGACGCAACTAATGGTGCAGATTTAACTATTGATAGTCAAACTGGTACAACAATTGTAGTACAAGGTAATCACACATCTTGTATTTTTGGAACTGCGTTTGAATCTTTATATGAATTTTCAAAACCATATGTAAGAGAATCTGGTGCAACTGGACAAGTAGCTATTACTTCTGGACGTTTCCAAGTAAGAACTATGAGTATTGACTACCAAAATAGTGGTTTCTTTACAGCTACAGTTTTACCAAATGGTAGAAGTTTATCGACATATGAAATGTCTGGAAATGTAATTAATTCATCATCTTCAATAATTGGACAACCCAATATTGCTAGTGGAACTTTTAATGTTCCTATTCAATGTAGAAACACTGAGTTTGTATGTAAGTTAATTTCAAATTCACATTTACCATGTCACTTTATATCAGCAGAAATAGAAGGATTTTATCATAGAAGAAATAGAAGGATGTAATATGGAAAAATGCGTAAGGGAAGCAATTGTAAAAGATTGCGTAGACCTAGCACCTAAAATGCGTCTAGCAGATAGACGTGAAATAAAAGCTTCAGATAACCTAAGTCCACTAAAAGCATTAGTTCTTCCTTTCACTTATGAAGGCTCAAGAAACTACACAATCTTAGGAACTGAAGAAGAAGGAGTAATTGGAATGTTTGGTTCTGCTCCATGTAAATTTTCAGAAGGTTATGGAGTTGCATGGATGTTATCAAGCGACCAACTCAGAAACCATGTAAGACAATTCTTAAAAGAATGTCCTTATTGGATTAACGAAATGGGTAAAGGTTATAAATATCTTTATAATTTTGTAGATGAACGTAATTGGGAAACTTTAAAATGGTTACAGTTTTTAGGTTTTGAACCTAAAAAAAAGTTACCTTACGGTTATGAACAAAAAAATTTTATATTAGTAATGAAGGAGTTAAAATAATATGTGTACAGCAGAAGCAGGCTTTGCGTTAAAAGTTGTTGGTGCAGTTGCAGAACACAACGCAAAAAAAGAAAAAGCTTATAGAACTTCTGTATCAAACTTTCATGCTAAGAATGCCGCAAGTGCAGCTCTGTTTGATGATTATGGAACAATTGACAATAACAGAATAAATGCAGCAAAAGAAAAAGCGGCTGAAAAATTTAATATTAAAAGAGAAAAAATTGCAAATCTTTCAAAACAATTAAATCTTAATGTTGGAAACGCTACAGCTATTTATAAAGATGTAGGCACAGACACAGATAAAGAATTTAGAGACGTTGATATGGCATTTACTAAAGACATGATGTCATTTAACAGACAAGAAAATGAAGCTTATGCTTCTTATGCAAACACAATAAATAATCTTCCAGTACCAGTACAGCCTAGTGACATGGCACTAGCCATTAACATAGCAAGTGCAGGAACAGACTACGCAGGAAATGAAGATAGAAAGTTTTTTACAGGATAAAGTATGGCATATAAATCACAATACATACCAGTAAGGTTTCAAGCTACTTCTACAGGAAGACCTAGAGAAGCTAATGATTCTGAACTACAACAAATATCAAATGCGCTATCTAATTTTAATAAATCTTTTTCTAATTTTACTAGTGCTTATAAAAAAGAACAACAAAATGAAGCGCAAGATGTTTTTGATAATTTAAAAGCACAAGGCATTACAGACCCAGAAGAAATTAAAAAGTTAATTGATAAAAATGACCCAAGAACTGAAAAGTTAAAAGGATATTACAGCAAAGCTATTGTAGACGCTAACTTTGGATTATCACACGCTATTGAAGATTTTAATAACATTAACGCTAAAGTAACTAACATTACTGGTGGTGATGATAAAAGCGAAGCAATGGCTACTTTAGATGTTGATAGTTTATTTCAAACAGAAGACGGTAACCCACTTAGAAATCTAGACACACAAACTAAATCTTACACTAGAGCATATACAGACTCTATGAATAAAATGAGATTAGAATTAGATTCTAAAGTTTCAGTAGCAAAAGGTTTAAAATTAAATAGAGAAACTAATGCAGCAACATTTCAAATTATTGCTAAAGCATGGGAGCAAGGTAAAGGTTGGACAGAAACAAAAGCTGTGGGACCAGGTGGCTCAGAAACAGAAACTATTATACATCCGTCTACTAGAGTACAAAGTTTAGAAGAGTTAAGAAAAACTAAAGTAGTTGATGAAAAATTTGTAAACAAAGACAATTGGAATAAACAAGTATTAGATTATTTTGAACAAGTTGTTAACTTAAAAAATACTGGTTTAATTACTGACCCTCAAAGTTTAACTGACATTGTAACTTATCTTACTATGAAAAGAGGTAAGAATGGTGAATTACCTTCTTATTTAAGAACGCCTAATACACAAGAACAAGCAACAAAAATTATTACAGCAATTAAAGGCAAGTTAGCTAGTTCAAGTAAATTAGCTTTAGGTGTAGATTTGATTTCTAAAGGACAAGCTTACAAAAAAGATGAAGTTGCTTATGTCAACAAAGATGGCGAAACTAAAATTGGTTTATCAGATGATGATATTAAAGACTCTATTATTTCATGGGAAAAAACTATTTTAGCACCATACGTTGATGAGTTAGTTGCTAAAGGTGAAGTTCCAAAAGAATTAAAAGAATTTACTTCATTTCAATTAACACAAAAAATGTTGGACTCAAATGGAATACAACATCCAACATGGAAAAATGAAATTGAAATGGGTTTTGATTCTATAAATGTTATTAAAGTTGCAGGTAATAAAGACACTATAGACCCTGATAATATAAATATATTTGACAGAGGTTTTCAAAGATACCAACAGTTAAGAGCAGTTTATGGTGACAAAGTTCCTACTAAATATGTTTCTACTGAAGCGTCAACTTATTATGAGATTGTAAACAATCTTATGAAAAACACTAGCATGGGTAAAGAAAGAGCCATGATAAAAGCTTATGAAGCTGTTAACAATCCTACATTAAAATATGCTGACCTTAAAATGACTAAGTCAGAAATTTATGAAAATGTACAAGACAAATTTGATAAATGGTTTGATGAAGGTGTTCCATGGTTTGAAGGAATATTATTTGTTAATAAAGAAGATACTCCAGATTGGGTTAAAACATTTTTAAGAGATAGAGAAGCTTTTGATTGGGATAGTGTAGACATGACTTTAGTTACACAAAGAGCCACATCTACTGCTTCAGCAATGATAGCGGCAGGTATGAAAAAAGAAGAAGCTATTAAATTTGCAATTGAAGAAGTTGCTACTAGACATACATTAATTAATGGTGTGTTAGTAAATAATTCAGCTTTTCCAGATGCTAACCCAGATAAACTTTCAGCTAAGAGTCAAGAAATTGCAAAGAAATTTGAGTCTGTTTGGATTGATGAATATAAAAAATTAGGAAAATTAGACGGATGGTTTAACGAAGGAGATATTCCTTTAGTTCAAGATAGAAAAGGTGACTTAAAATATTACGCTGACGATTTGGTTATGCGTCCTTTTAAAAGTGGTTTGTTAGTTTTAACAGAAAAAGATTCTCAACTACCAGTTATGACTCCTAATGGAAATTTTGTAATTGTAAGTACAGGAGATTTTATTGACGGTAATGTAGAAGAAATGATGAAGAAAGATAAAAGAATGAAAGTTCTTATAGAAAACGCAGCTACACAAAAGAAAAATCAATTAATACAAAATTTGAAAGTTAATAAATAATGGCAACATACGATATAGATTGGGATTTTATTTCTCAATTAGAAGGTAATAAACTTGAAGGTTATCAACCAAGCGATAACTCTGGTGTTACTATTGCAAGTGGGTTTGATTTAAAAGAAAAAGATAGAAGTTTTTTAGAAAACATGGGATTACCAGAAAGTCTAATTAATAAATTAGTTCCTTTCTTTGGTCTTAGTGGTATGGAAGCTAAAGCAGCGGCACCTAAATTAGTAATTACAGCCGGTGAAGCTAACTTATTAAATGAAGCTACACACAGCACTTACGCAGATATTATTGCAAAAAAATATGAAGCTGCAACTGGAACATTGTTTTCAGATTTATCTAGAGAGAAACAAACAGTCATTGCTTCAGTAGCTTTTCAATATGGTGATTTAGAAACAGCAACACCTAATTTTTGGAAACAAGTAACTAGCAATGATTGGGAAGGTGCATTGTCTAACCTAAGAAATTTTGGAGATGACTACAATAGAAGAAGAAATCGAGAAGCAGATTATCTTATAAAAAAAAAGTCTAGCGTATTTGATATAGCTAAATACACTGTTCAACCTTACACAAGAGCAATAGGTGATGGTATAACAGACGCTTTTGATAACCAAGCAGAAAAAGGAAAACAAATGCTTGATAATCAAGCTAAAAAAGATGCGCTTGTAGTAGACGGAAGTATTCCTAAAATTATTACTAATCAATATATTGATGAAGCGGCTAAACAAAATATTATAGACCAAGAGTCTGCTGATACATTAAGTAAAAATATAGGTAACGCTGTAGATTATGTAGCTGATGGCGTATCAAACACAGTTAATTATTTACAAAATGAATCTGCTAAATCAGAAAACACAGCAAAACAATTACAAGAATTAACTCAAAATTACGCTCAAATAGATAAAGAAACTAAACAAGAAACAAAAGATTATGAAGCTAAATCTGCAAGAGAATTTATTTCTGATTTAGAAAAACCTCAGTTATGGAATTTAGATTATTCTACTCCATATGACAGAGAAGATTTAGATGCTATTCAAACACAAAAAGATTTAATTAAACAAGAATTAAAAAATAAATATAATTATAAAGACGCAACGTTTGCTGCGTATGAATCTGAAACTATTGAAGCAAATATTTATAAACAATTTAATAAAGAAAATTTAGCACCAGACCCTAATTTTAGATTAACAGAAGAATTGTTAAATGAATTAACAGAAGGATTGCCAGAAGATTTTATTGATGAATTTGCTCACGCACACAGTTTAGCACACGCACAACAAATACGACAACAATTGTTAGCACATTTAGAATTAGAAGATAAAATTTATTCGCAAGGAAGAATTAGTGGAACAGCATTAAGATTAATGGCTGCGTTCACTGACCCAGGCGCTTGGGCAGCAATAATTGCAACAGACGGTCTACTTGCACCATACATGGTAGTTGCAAAATCAGCTAGAGCATACAGAATTTTAAGAAGAGCAGGAGCCGGTGCGGCTTCTATTGGAGGTATTGAAAGTTATCTTGCGTCACAAAGACCAGATTTAGATATGGATGATGTTATGCACGGTGTAATGACTGGTGCATTTTTAGGTGGTTTGTTTGGAATACGAACACCAAAAATACAAAAAAATAATAATTTTACAAAACAATTTAAAAATGGAATGGATGAAAGTGACACTAAATTAATTAGAGATGATGGAGGTTTTGTCCCTTCTAATGGTGGAACAAGCACTACCCCTCCTAGAATTTTTAATAAAGGAGAGAAAGTTATTATTAATAATAAAGGAGGAACAGGAACAATAGTTGGATTTAATAAATTTGATAGAAAAAAAGGAAATACAAATGACACTTACATTATAAAATTAGATGAAAAATCTAAAAGTACACCAACAGAAAAAGACAATATTGTTTTAAGTAAAGAAATTGTAGATAGATTAAATATTAAAAACAATCAAGTTGGTGGCGCAAATCTTATTCCTGGTCCTGATAATCCTAATCCACTTAAATCAGATGGGCAAAGAACTTTTGATTGGTATGACCCAAATTACGATTTAGCATTACATACTAGAAAAAGACCAGATGGAAGATTTGAAGTTAAAATGATTGAAAACCAAACAGGCAAACCAGATGAACTAATTATGGAAGTTCGTAAAGATGGAACTGTTGAAGTAAGGAGATGTAAATAATGGCAAAGAATATTTGTAGTTGGGATGACGCAGAACCAGAAGGCGTGTTTGAAGATACAGCAACAGCCAATGAATTTGTTCGTGGAAGAATGGCAGAATTTAATATTCTTAGAGATGCTGATTTAACACCAGAAATTTGGGCAAGAGCATTTAGATTTGATTTCTCAGCAGCTATGGGTTCAACCCTTAGTGACAAAATGAGAAAGTTTGGAAGTTTATTAGTAAGAGATTCAACACCTCCTAAAGGAAATACAAATTACGTTAGACCAATAACTATATCTGAAGTTAAAGATATGAATGTAGATAGAATGATGGTTTTATATCATGTACCACATACAAATTTTATAAAAAAATGGTTAATAGAACAAAAGAAATTAGGAAGATATAAATGGAACAGTCCTAATAATAATTTAGTTAGAAAAGAATTTAATGATTTAGTTGGTAGAACTATACGTGGTGAAAACATTGCTTTAAATGAATTAGGCTATGCTTCAGAAGAAAGTCAAAGATTAATTAAAGAAATGGCTAAAGTACAAAGCAGATTACTTAATGAACAATTACAAATGCTTAAGATTGTTGGAGTAGAAGGTGCTGAAAATATTGTAGATAATTTTAATTATTTAACAAGAGTACATAATCCACAAAAATATCAAAAGATATTAGAAGACCCTACAAAAGGTGTTGCATACTTAAAAACATTTTTAGTTAACGCAATGGAAGACACTATGCTTAAAGGAACTAAACAACGTCCTTTAACTATGGCGCAAAAAATGACTATTGCAGAAAATTTAATAACTGTAGTTCAACGTTCTAATTTTAGTAGAGGTGGTATTAATTTAGATTTTATAGTTACGTCTATGCAAAAACGTGAAATGTTTAGACGTGCATTATTAGACCAAACTAATATGACTGAAGAAGAAGTTACTAAGTTTATTGATAAGATGTTTAAAGTAAAACCAGGAACTACTGGTGCAAGTTCATCTTATTTACAAAGAAGAATTAAATTTAATGAAGGTTATACTGACGGTAGAACAAACTTTTCTGATTTATTAGAAAATAATGCTGAAGCTTTATTCATGAATTACACTCATGCAGCTATGGGTGATATGGCTTTAGCTTATAAAGGAATAAAATCTAGAGGTGATTTTCAAAGAATAAGACAAGAAATAATTGACAGCTATCCTGCAGAAAAAATTAATGGAAGTAAAAGAGCAAAATGGCAAATGGATAATGAAATTCAAGCTATGGATATGGCTTACAATTATATTAAAGGAAAACCACTTGCTGAAAATCCAACTGGATTAGCACCAACAATAGGAAGATTTATTCGTAAATTAAACTATTCAAGGGTTATGAACCAAGTTGGTTTTGCCAATATGTCTGAGATGGGAAACGTTACTGGTTTAATTGGTTGGAAAGCTACATTAAAAAATGTTCCAGAATTAAGACGTATGATGAAACGTTTAGAAAATGGTGAACGTGTAGACGATTTTATTAGAGAAATAGATTACACAATGGGAGGTATTGGTAATCATTCTATTATTCAACAAGTTACAAATAGATTAGATGACTTTGGAAGTAATATGTCTAATGACGCTATTACAACTGTAGAAAATAAACTAGACCAAATGAACAGATTTACTAACACATATTCTGGTCAGTTTATGAGTACGTCTGCCATGCAAATTGTAACTGTTTCAGAATTTACACAAATTTTTGGTAGATGGGCTTTAGGTAAAGGTGAAAGTCCTTTTGCTAAAATGAGATTTGGTAAAAACAGAATGTCTGACAAACAGATGACAGCAAGATTTAATGACTTAGGTATAAGTCAGTCAATGTTAAAAAAGATTTCTGATGAATTTAAAACTCATACAACTTGGGTTAAAGGTGAGTTAGGAACTAAAATAGCAAAAACAAATTTTGATAAATGGGGTCATGAAACTAGAGCCACATATATTATGGCTATGAGAAGATTGGCGCATAGAACTGTACAACAAGCTGACATTGGTGAAAAAGCATATTTTGGATATTTAAAAGAATATGGAATGAATGCTGATGGACACTTAGGTCAAATAGCTTATCAATTTAGAAGCTTTATGTTTACATCCTGGGCTAAACAATTTTTGTATGGTTTAAAGATGAGAGACGCTATTGTGTTTGACCAATTTATGAACTCAATGTTATGGGGTAGTTTAATGTTTTCAGCACAAACTTCATTACAAGGTTTAGTACACCCAAACCAAAAAGAATTTTATGAAAGAAGATTAAATCCAGAAACAATTGCTAAAGCAGGTTTTCAAAGAGCTGCGTTTGCTTCATTGTTACCAATAGGTGCTAACATTATTGGTTCTTTATATAGTGACAATCCTATATTTGGATATAGAACAAGTGGACTTGATACAAATATTATTACTGGTAATCCTACTTATTCTTTAATTTTTCAAAAATTGATACCATCAATAAAAGCAGTATCACAATCAACGTTTAATCCTGAGAGAACTTTTTCTCAAGCAGACGGTAATAAAGCTATAGGAATTTTACCTTATTATAACTTAATAGGTTTACAACAATTCTTAAGAGCAATCGTTGGTGAACTACCAGAAAAAAGACAACAATAATAAATAAGTACCCATATTAGAAGAAGAAAAGGAGTTTAAATGGCTAATTCATTTGTAAGATATACAGGTGATGGCAGCACTACACAATATGCTGTAAGTTTTTCATATCGTGACCAGGCTGACGTAACTGTAACAATTAATGGTGTAGTTACATCAGCTTACACGTGGAACTCAGCAGGAACTCAAATTACTTTTACTTCAGCACCGGCTTCTTCAAGCGCAATTGAAATTAGACGTAGAACTAGTCAAACTTCAAGATTAGTTGATTATGCGGCAGGTTCAGTTCTAACAGAAAATGATTTAGATACTGACTCTAACCAATCGTTCTATATGTCACAAGAAGCAATTGATGACGCAGGTGACGTTATAAAATTAGACGCAGCAAATTTTCAATGGGATGTACAAAACAAAAGACTTACAAACGTAGCAAACCCAGTAAATGATACAGACGCAGTAAACAAACAGTTTATCTCAACTAATTTACCAAACATCACTACAGTTGCAGGTATAGCTTCTGATGTAACTACAGTTGCTAATAACAATGCTAATGTTACAGCAGTTGCAAATGATGCAACAGATATAGGTACAGTAGCTACAAACATAGCTTCAGTTAATACAGTTGCTACTAACATTAATGATGTAATTAAAGTTGCTGATGATT